AAGACCCACAAGGACAAGACTAAATATAATCGTAAAAGAATTGACACAAACGATTAAACCGTGTTATACTATATACATCAATTAAACAAAGAGGCATTAAAATGAGTGAACAACCTATTATTATCAACGCAACAGCTTATTGGGCTTTCCTAACTAATAAGAACCAATATGGAGACTTCTCCATAGACCTGTGCAATCTCTCTGACGCTGCTGTATCTAAGCTGCAAAGTGTAGGCTTGAAGATTGCATCTAAGGACAACAAGCCAGAACAAGGAAACTACCTAAGCTGTAAAAGCAAACACGCTATTCGCTTCTACGGTACAGACGGTGAAGAAATGACAGACATGGTGCAGGTCGGTAATGGCTCTAAAGTTAAAGCCGTTGTCAGCCCCTATGATTGGACATTTGCTGGGAAGTCTGGGAAGTCTGCAAGTATCTATAAGCTCGTCATTACAGACCTCATCCCTTTTGAAGGGGCTGGTGGTGTAGGCGACGTAGACTTAGACGAGGCTCTGTAATGAAAGAACCAATTGACGAAATTGTAATTAAAGGTGTTACATATGTACCGCAAGGCTCTGCTATTGAGAAACCTTTAGGGGACTATGTAGTTGTACGCACCCGCAGTGCTGGGGTTCATGCAGGATATTTAGTTTCTAGAGAAGGTAAGGAAGTAGTTCTTAGACAGGCGAGGCGTCTTTGGCAGTGGAAAGGGGCCGCTACCCTCAGCCAAATAGCAGGATCAGGCATTTCTGACCCTGACGGTTGTAAGTTCCCTGCGGCAATAGATAGTATTCTTCTCACTGAGGCTATAGAAATCATCCCCGCTACAGAAACTGCGCGGGAAATTATCGAAGGTGTGAAGGAATGGACTCAGTAGACTACGGCTCCGGCGACGGCGACGGTAGTGGTGATGGCAGTGGCATCTGCTACGGCTACGGCAACGTCAGCGGCAACGGTAGTGGTATCGGCAGCGGCTATGGCAGCAGCGACGGTAGCGGCTACGGTGATGGCTACGGTGACGGTAATGGCTATGGCTACGGCGAAGGCTGCGGGTAATGAAGCTCCTCCTAGACAGCGATATGTTTGCTTACCGAATTGCAGCGTCCTGTAAAGACGAAGACATTGAGGTGGCTAAGCGTACTATGAAGGGCTTCATCACCGACATCATAGCAGACCTATACACAGGACAAGACCTCACATGGAAGTGTTTCTTGTCAGGCTCTACAAACTTTAGGAAGGACGTTGCAGTTACAGCGCCCTATAAGGGAAACAGAACTAAGGAGAAGCCAGAACATCTACAGCCTCTTAGGGACTACCTAGTAGACGCTTGGGACGCTACCGTTAGTGTAGACCAAGAGGCTGATGATGACATTGCTATAGCTGCTGAGGGCGATGCAGAGGCTGTGATAGTGAGCTTGGACAAAGACTTCGATCAATGTGTAGGCTTGCATTACAACTTTGTTAAGAAAGAGCTATATGATGTTACATACGATGAAGGAATGCTGTGGTTCTATCGCCAGTTTTTGATTGGAGACAGGATTGATAACATCATCGGAGCAGACGGCATAGGGCTTGTGAAGTCTTTGAAGCTCTTAGAAGGAAAGACAGAGCTAGAGATGTGGCAGACTGTGGTGGACTGTCTAGGCTCTGAAGAACGAGCTTTAGAGAATGGGCAGCTCTTGTGGCTGCGTAAAGAACCTAACCAGATGTGGCAGCCGCCACAGGAGAACTAAGAATGTTTAGTATAGACTTATTCAGCCTATTTTATTACACTACTACCAAATGGTCTGTCTCTGTATTGTCTATAGAGACCCCCTGCACTAGAGAACGCAGCTTATTTGAAGTGAGCAACACCAACGGCTTCATGTACGTCTGCATATTGTTTGTGCCGATCTGTGGGCTTATGTAATGGCTGTGAAGCCTCCTAAGACACGCAACAGTGGTCAGTGGACTGAGGCGCGGTATAGAGGGTTTATCCGCAGCAGTCTTAGAGGAGCTTGGATGCGCTGGGGGCCAAACCAAGAGACTAAGAAGAATGCACGAATAGCCAGAGGGCGGTACACCTGTGCTGGCTATATGAGGGCTGCACATCCTGTGAGTAATAGTATTAAGGTTGACGGTAAGCGTAAGAATAATATTTTTACTGACCATATAGACCCTGTAGGCGCTCACATAGATTGGAACACCACTGTAGAGCGTATGTTCTGTGAAGTAGAAGCGCTTCAACTTTTGTGTAAAGACTGTCACGATAAGAAAACTAAAGATGAACGAGCAGCTTTGAAAGAAGCTAAGGAGAACTAAACATGAGCTACATAGACATCCTCACAATAGGCTTAGTCGCACTATGCTTCGCAATCTGGTGGGAGCTTTCAGGATGAGCTTCTTAGGAATGGACGCTTGGTTACAAACCCGTAGAGGCTTCGGTATTGACTTTCAAGTGGTAAACTACATGCCTTTCAATCTACCTATTGATTTAGAGATTGAAGACGAGGAAGGACTACAGAGCGTCTATGGGGTGTTTATACTAAGCGGTTATGTGCTGAGACTCCCTTTTATACAGATCTTTGTAGGAGAACTAACGTGACACTAACACTCCTACCAATCTGCCCAGTGTTTATTCAAATCAATGAGCTGTTGTGGCTCTGTACCACTATCTAGAGAACTACTATGAAGATATTACATTTAGACATAGAAACAGCACCTCACAAGGTTTATGCTTGGGGACTGTGGAAGCAGAACATCTCTATTAACCAGATTGAGGAGGCTGGCTTCACTCTCTGCTGGGCTGCTAAGTGGCATGGCGAACCTGAGATATTCTTTAATTCAGTACAGGAAAGCTCTTCTAAGGAAATGCTTCAGGAGATACATGCTCTGATTAGTGAAGCAGATGCTGTAGTTCACTACAATGGCACAGGTTTTGATATGCCTACATTGAATCAGGAGTTTCTACTTCACGGCATGGCTCCTCCAGCGCCTTATAAGCAGATAGACCTATTGAAGACCGCTAGGAGCCAGTTTAGACTACCTAGTAATAAACTGGACTACGTCGCTCGGCATCTTAACTTAGGCTCTAAGCTCCACCACAAGGGGATGCCTCTTTGGACAGGTTGTATGGACGGTAATGAGGCTGATTGGAAAGTAATGAAGCGATATAACATCCAAGATGTGAAGCTGCTTGAGAAGGTGTACAAACGTCTACTTCCTTGGATTAACAATCATCCTAATGTAGCCCTCTACAAAGACACCAAAGACCGCCCTGTGTGCACAAACTGTGGTAGCCACCATGTGCAGAGCAGAGGGACTGCAAAAACCTCTACAATGGAATACCAACGCTTTCAGTGTAACGGTTGTGGTAAATGGTTACGAGGACGTACTAACACACTTACGAAGACTAAGAAGGCTTCGTTACTCATCTCTAATTACTAAGGATTATAGAGACTATGCTAACACTCTACGAAGTGACAGAGAAACTAAGCAGACTTGACGAACTAACTCTTCTGGAATTCTTAGACATATCTTCAGAGGAAATTGTTAACAAGTTTATCAATCGAATACAAGACAGGCTTGAAGAGATTTCAGAAGACTTAGAAGCCGATGCAGAACACTACAGAGGAGCCTATGAAGAATAGAGCATTAGACACACAGATTGGAGGAGACCATTATAAAGACATGGGTGTGCAGCCTTTAGAAGCTGTGCTGGCTAACTACGGCTACATAGGCTTGGAGGCTGCGGTGTACTGTAAAGTGTTAAAATACATGGGAAGAGATAAGGGAAGTAAGGTGGAGAATCTACAGAAGGCTGCGCATGTCCTTGACATCTTGATAGAGGCTGCACAGGCTGAGGAGTCCCATAAAGGGTCTCTTCAGACCCAGAAAGGGACTCCACAAGCAGTCGAGGAACAACAATGAGAGGCTGTAAAGCTAAGAAGCTGAGGAAGGCTGCACAGACCTATGCAGACATTCCTACAGACACTACCTATTTCTATGACACAACTACGCAGTCTATAAAGCTGGCTAATTGTCAGCGTAGGCTGTACAAGACTATAAAGAGAGCTATTAAATAATGGACAGCTATCAACAATACATTGCAAAGAGCCGCTATGCTCGTTATATCCCAGAGTTACAGCGTAGAGAGACGTGGGAAGAAACTGTAGACCGCTACATCACCTTCTTCTCAGACAAGCTCGATAAGAAAACAGCAGAGCAGCTTAGAGAAGCTATAACAAACCTAGAAATTATGCCTAGTATGAGAGCTATGATG